ATCCCGTAGCGTTGTCATATACCAGAGGGTCGTAGCCGCGTTGAAAGAAGTAAGCCTTATCGTTAAAGTTTACTATCTTCCAGTTGTTAGCCGTGATAGTGTACGAACCGGGGGTAGCATCAGTCAGGGTAGTTGTCCCTGTCATGATCTTATTGTTACCAGCAGTAAAAACTACCTCGTTACCCGCATCATCGTAGAAGTAATGAATCTTGTGTACGTAGTCAGTACCTAACTCAGTCTTGTTAGTAGTAACAACATCAATACCCTTACGTGCAGCAATACGTCCACGCTTGTCAATCACAGCGTTGTCAGCAACGTCAGCGTAAGAAGGATCCTGTGCAATAGGAGAGTCTTCTGTGTTGACTCCTTTAAACGCAGGAGCAACTAAGTTGATGCTTTGTAGTGGCTGTGCCATACGTCAGGCTCCTACGGAGTGTACCAAATGGTTTCTTCAGGGTGCTTCTGTGCATCCATAGCAATTGCGTCAGACAAAAACTTATCAGCAATACCAAAGTACTCAGGTGCTGATGTACCGCCTGTCTCACCACGCTCACGAGCTAACATAGCTATTGCCATGTGTATTACAGGTTGACTAGGTATACTCAGTACATCTGTGTCAGCACTCAACTCAGGGTTTCTGAGAGTACAGTTAAATCTCAAGCTGTACACACCGTCAGGCTTAGGGTAAATGTCTACTTGAGTATCACCACTAGCGTCTACGCCGTTGTACGTGTAGTACTCAGGTGATCCGCTAGGTGGTGATTGGTTCAAGTACTTATCGTTAAACCAGTGTTGAGTGTTGTATTGCATAAAAAGGTTAGATGTATCGTTAATTACGTCTAGTACCTTGATCTTGTTTTGTGACCCAGTAAGTACGTAGTTAAAAATATCAGCAGACGTAGTTACTGTAAGAGTAGTCCTGAGTGCTGACCAATCCCAAGCATCCTCTACCATTTTTTTAGCGTCGTTTACAAAGTCACCTACCATTTTGCTGTAGGTATTATCATTAACACTAGATACTTCGTCTTCACGCAAACGGCGCAGTACGTTGTTTATTAAATTTAAATATGTCATATTATACGTAACCTTTAAACAGGCCCATGCCGCTGTTTCTTGCTATTAAATTATTTATATCAGCCATGTAATCTTGTTGTGGTACAGTAATAGGAGCATATGTAGGCGCTGAGTAAGGTGGTATATTCACATAAGGATCAAAAGAATTACGTCCTGCTAACATACCGCTTGGATCACCAATGCCATCGTCGTCGCCATCTCCGTCGCCATCTCCGTCTCCGTCTCCATCACCACCTTGTTTACTTTCAGTAACAGTACCACCACCACCATTACTACCACCATTTTTAGTAGAGTAGTATGTGTACATGTTTTCAAAAGTTAATTGTTCTTCACCATCTTTTGTAACATCATCTGTAGTTTCAGTAGGTTTATTTTCTGTAGGAGTTTGAGTAGGATTTGGAGTTTGAGTTGTAGTTGTAGTTGTAGTTGTAGTTACTGTACATACACCGTTGTCATAAACACCTTCTTCTACTTCACCGTTTTCATTTGTTGTTGTACACGCCATTCCATCTTTATCTTTCTTTTCTTCTTCAGTAGGTTTATTTTCTGTAGGAGTTGTAGTTGGATTTGTAGTAGGAGTTGTAATTATTGTAGGTGGAGTCACAACGTCCTTTTCTTTTTCTTCTGTTTCTGCTTTATCTTTTTCTTTTTCTTCTGGTTCTGATGTTTGTTTATCTTCTGTAGGAGTTTGATCTTTAGTTGTATCAATAATAGAACCTTCACCAAAAATATCTACATTAATATCTATGTTTGGATCAAATGTGCTGTCTGGTCCAGCGTAATTACCTCCTACTGTATAAGTATCTTCAAGACAATCTTCTTCGTCAAGTACAGTAGGCTCACCAATAGGAGTACCATTTTCATCTACCTGTACAAAAGTACAATCACCTATGTATATGTAATCATGTTCTGGATCGTACTCCCAATCGTCTCCAAGTACATCAAGAGGCCCATCAGTATCGTCACCGCCGTTACCACCACCATCAGTTGTTTTACTTTCTGAAGGAGGAGGAAGAGTACCACCACCAGTAAGAATACCACCACCTGTTGGATCAAAAACACTACCACCACCAGAAGTACCACCGTCTGTTTGTTTACTTTCTGCAGGAGGAGGCAAAAAAGGAGGAAGAATTACTGATACATCTCCACCTTGTCCAGTAGAAGTAACACCACCAAAAACAGTACCTTCTTCGTAAGGAGTTGAAGTAACATTACCATCTTCGTCTTGACCATAAACAGTATGTGGATTACCATCAGCATCAACAGCGTAGACTTCGTTTACTCCATCACCGTCTAAATCGCCTGATGCCCAATCAACAGCACCTTCTGGAAGATCTCCATAAACTTGTCTAAGATAGGCTTCTAGTGTTTTATACTCTGGATTAGACGATCCTTGAGGGCCAAGCGGGTCAAAACCGGCAGCGATATACTCTAGGATTTTTGCTATGTTAATAAAGTTTTCAAAATCGTCAGTTACAACTCCACCGGGAATAGCTCTATCACCTTCAATAAACCCATCCATAATTACTTACCACCCTTTAGCTGCATCAGCTTGTCAGCACCACGTATGCCAAAGCTGGCTGTGACTGCAACGTACAAAAGATATTGATACCACTCAGGTAGCTTTCCTAGCTCTGCAAAGGCAACGCCTACGCGACCAATGATATCAAGATCGTTCATACCTACGCCCCACATAATAGCTATCACAGGCGCACTCAGGACTACTGTAAACCACTCGTCTTTCCACGAGTTAGCACTAGCCTGTGCCATGTGCTGTTCCCAAGACGCTGTGTTCTGTATCACTTGCATCTTAGCTACATGTTTAGCTTGTGATTGCTCGTGACGATTGCTCATCCAAGTCTTAGCAAGTCCAGCAATAGGACTAATGAGTGCTTGCCACACTATTGCTTTCCTCTGTTACGCCAGCCTTGCACCGTGTCTGTTTCCCAGATGCGTATGCCTGTCCACACGAGTGTCAACAACGCAGCTAAGGAAGGCAGTACGCCAGCCAAGGCACCAACACCAGTTGCTACAGAAACTGTATCCATTACCTCTTTCATACCTTGATCTGCCATCCTCATGCACCTTTGATAATAGTTATCGTACCGTAAATAATACTTGCTGATACGATAGCGGCTATAGACAACAAGAAACTATCTAGTAACATACGTTGCCTTTTGCGTTGCTTATATATTACCTCTTCTCTTTGTGCTTTAATCTTACGTCTTAACATTATCATCTCTTGATACGTCTCAACTCCGTATGTCCACACAATGAGTTCTCTTATCTGCTTCTCTTGCTCCTCTAGCTTTTTCTTAGCTATAACGCTATTGAGTGCTTGTTGCTCTACGGTGTTACCATCAAATAACTTCTTGAATACACCGGGACTCTCAGCTTCTTTTTCTGCTTGTCTTATGTCAGCAGCAAAGGAATACCAAGCGCCCAGCTTCTGTGCAACGTGTTCAATCTCAGCACCTTTGTTTACTAGCGTCTGTATGCCTTTGAAGGTTGTAGACGCCATAGCAATTAAAGAAAGAGGATCCATTCATTAGATTACCAAGAAACACCAGTGCCAGACGTAGGCGTAGCAAGTTCTGCAATCTGTGCATCAATAGCCGCCTCTGTAGCCGCTACCTGATCGTCACCCAGAGCCGCCTTAGCCCAACCAACAGCCATCTCTTCGGTAACATCAGCCCACTCGACAAACGAGCCACTAGGAGCCTCAAGGCCAACAGTGCCGTAGGATGAACCAGAGTTGTCTCCGTCTTCTTTTAAGCAACGCCAGTGTACGGTGTTGACTACGTTGGTGTGTCCGTCTTGTGACACGGCGTAGTCCATTGCTGATACAGTCCAGTTAAACATAGTTTATTTTCCTTTAAATAGCCGCAATAATAAATGCGAGTAGTTCTGAATAGCGTACACCCATGCGGTCACGCTCTTCGCCGGTTTCTTCGTCCGTCCAAGTGTCGTGCATAAACATTCCATAGCGTCCAGCGTCTAAACCTTCAGCCTCAAACGCCGCTTTTAAGTCTTGGGCAACGATTCCAAAGTGAAAGCGGGCAACTTCGTCACTATCTAGATTGTTATCTTTTGCTTCCACCCTGTCTTTCCAGCGCCATTTTCGTAGCAAGCCCTTACACGCTACCGCAACACGAGTTTCTGCTTCACTTAACGCAGAAATATCTTGCTTATAGCGTTCGTCAGAACCAGTAGTGACGCCGTTGGTAATGTATGCATCGTTCCAACGATGAGTCGCACTACCAAGGTCTTCGGTGTTATCACTTACAGAACCATTCTCGTTAGCTGGAAGCACTTTGTCCGTACTAAGGTGAATTCCAGAGCCAGATGCACCGGGTCTATAAAATGAATGTCCTGTAAAACGGAGTTCGCCGCCATTAGCATAAAAGAAAGTATCGCCTGAATTACTTATTCTAAACCTTTCAACTCCATTTGAACCGCCATCAGTCTGAATTACAAAATCAGCATCATTAGTTCCACCACCCTCAACAAATCCTATTACTCCATCACCCGAACCTGCTCTAAAGTTTATTAATGAAGCAGTATTTGAGCCACCATGAGTATTATGAAGATAAAGCATACTGTTGCTAGGAGTAGCAGCATAGCCTGTTGTTGAATAGGTTGTGGCAATACTATTATGTATTGATAATTTAGCACTAAGACTACTTGTACCAATACCAACGTTGCCGCTACCGTCGATACGCATACGCTCTGTGTTGTTTGTAAAAAACGTGACAGGGTTTGCTGTAAGGTTGGCTACCCTAAACTGGCTAGAACTTGTATAAAGGTAACCGTAAGTTGACCCTCCAGCTTTAAGCTCAATCGCGCTGTCTGAAGTACCGTCTACATCAATAAGCCCCCTGCCTGATGCCGCCAATGCACCAGCACTTGTAGAATTTACCAGCAAGTTACCGCTACCGTCGATACGCATACTTTCTGTAGGAGATTGATTATCTGCGGTTGCGGTAGTAACCCTAGAAAAAAGTAAAGACCCAGCGTTATCTGTCGTAATAAGCGAGCCTTTTATGCCATAAGTTCTAAAGGTGTTTGAGTTTGTTCCCGCCCCACAACTAAGCCCCACAAAGGGAGCGCCTGATCCAGCGTTTGCACCCAAGGTAGACCCATATCCCGCCGTGTTCGTATGACCCCAATCAATTGCATTGCCGTTATTTCTTGTGGTCAAAAGCGCGTCAGTGTAATTGCCAGCGTTTGTACTAATCTTTACGTTGCCGCCGCCAGCATTAAGAATTAACGGATCGGCTCCGGTGTTACCGGACGACAAATATACGTTAGTGGTGTCACACCAAAGTTTTGCTGACTGTGCAGATGTAGAATCTACAATCGCCAAACCACCCGTGCTTGCGTTTGTTGTTTGAACTAGTGCAGTCTTTCCGTAAACGCTTGGATTAGTGCTACCAATACCAACATTGCCGCTACCGTCGATACGCATACGTTCTGCGTTGTTAGCATAAAACGCAACAGGGTCACTAGACGATGTACCAAACTGCAATATATTTGTAGATACTTGTAAAAACGATGATGTTGTTGCGTTTGAT